AACCATTGCACTGGGCATTGGTCTAACCAATCGTGAAATTCATCTGACATTGGGCTTGGTTTCATTCAATCTCCTCAGCTTTAAAATGATCGTGATCATAATTAAAAATCCAATCATCACTACCCTCTAAAATAGCCTCATTATAGTCCTTTGCCTCTACTTCAGTTTCCCACTCAATATAAACTTTGTATTTTTTCTTTTTTGCTTTCATACTCCCTTATACTCCAACATTGTCCCTGCTGTCAAGGGCTATTTTTAAGGTTTTAGATTGTGGCTTTTTTGTGTTAGTGTTGCCTTAAAAAAGCCA